ACGCTAATATCGCTAGTCAAATTTCGTCCCTATGGCGGACATAAAAAAACCCACCCGACCACAAGGATCGGATGGGTGTAGGGGGAATCCTACGTATTAAGCAGCTATCTTTTTAGCTGCTTTGGGTTTCTGCTTAGCACCAAATACGTGCGTTGATGCATGCTCACGTTTTTTGGCTTTCGCTTGCGCACCAAACTCTAAGGACTTCTCTGCTAACACTGACAACATGTCATTGAAGTCCATGATCATGTGAGTGTGCTCGTAAACTTGCTGCTCTTCATCGACGCACTCTTTCTCTGCAAAGAGGAACAGTGGATCGAGGTCTGTCATGTAGTTCATCTCACTGCACATCCACGAGTGGAGCTCATTGAGGATCTGGAAATCATCCATGAGGGTTACTTCGACATCTCTCAGTGCTGCGGACTCGATGTTGCCTGCTTGCTCTGCAACTGACTGCGAGAAATCCAAACCATTTGCCATATCGCGTTGCTTGCCAGAGTTGGCTACCTTGCGGGCTGCCCAACAGCAGTTGTTCATGACCTGCTGCACGAAAGACAACATGTGCTCTGGCTTCTCAGACATCTCTGGTATTGGAGTACCTGCCCGCACTGCTTCTAGGCGTGATGCCTGGCGTTTCTCGGCAAGATCTAGCATGACGTTTGCGATGCGGTTCGCGGCTAGCGGTGCGTGGTTCGCGTCGACCAAGTTGGCAATAGTGCCGGTGCGGTTCTTGCTGCTAGACATGTTAGTGATTACGGTGTCGATAAAAGTTACATTGTTCATAGCGTCCTCCAGGACAAAAAGTGCTTAGACCGAATAGCCCAAGTCATAAAGAAAACCGACCGATAACCATGTAATGGTTATCGAATCGGCTTGGTATCACTGCGGTTTGGTTTAGTTCTGAACTAGAACTACTAAGATCGTGAGTAGTACTGCTGCAACTGGGATTAACACCGCTGTTGCGACTACAACTGCTGCTACTTCTAATACAGTTTTCATTAGTGACCTCCTCGCGGTTTAACAAAGTCGAATGGATTGTAGTTCCAGGGTTGATCGTCGATTTCAATAGTACGGGGACTAATATAATCAACTATAGCTGCAAGATCGAAGTTACCGAAGTTTAGTTCTGAGTCTATATGCTCAGCTTCTACCATGCTCCAGCGCTCTACGTTCAAATTTAATGTCTGCATAATTAATTCCTCCTACGGAATAATACAACAACTAATAATGAATTAGTCAGAATTAACCAATTCATAAGAAAAACCGACCGATGAGCGTGTAACGCGAGTCGATAGGCTTGGTTCGTGATTCGATGCTCGTGGTTCGCGGTTAGTGGACATAGTGAGCGTGAATTTGGAGTGTGTGCCAGAAACAGGGGGGTGTGTGCCAGGTGCGTGCCACAATGTGTGCCAGAATTGAAACAGTAAAAAGTGAGCAGCCATGCGGCTTTCAGAGATGTGTGCCATGTGTGCCACTAATTTCAAATTAAAGTTCGATTTAGAAAATAAAATGGGTATATCGATTAGATGTGTAAACGAACTTAAAAATGCTGGCACACATGGCACACATGGCACACATTTAGTTAAGTCATTGATATACAACGATATATTGTGTGCCAGAAACGAGAATATTCCTGGCACACATTTTTCAAAGCTGGCACACACCCTCACAGGCGGCGAGCCACAGCATCGTGAGCCATGAACCGTGATTCGCGGTCCGCGTACCCTGCTCGTTGGAAATAGGCATACCACCATTGATACGTAAACTTTTTCATGGGCTTTCTCCGTTCGTTATTAATGTAGATGTCATAAAAAAACCCGATGCGCGAAGAGCGGATCGGGTTTCGTGGAGCGTGATTCGTGGTTCGTGGTCAGTGCGACCAGGGTGGTTGATCAGTTGTTGGGCTGTACTCTTGCCAACCTGCGAGGCTGACCTTGCCACCTTTCTGCATGATGGCCTTGGCTACCTGCATGGCAGCGTTGCGTGAGTCCACTCTGAAGAACCATCGCTGGTTCTTCTTGCTCGTGCCGATGATGATTGTCTTGTCGTTGCTCGGCGAACAGATGTTCTTGAAAGTTACTGTCTTCATGATGATGCTCCTTCGGTGGTGGTTGGCAGGATGTCTGGGTCAACGATGTCCTCGACTATGTAAGCGGCTAGGGCTATTGTTGCTAGGTCTAACCAGTTCTCCTTGATAAAGGCAGTGGCCTTGGTTAGCTTGTCTTTGTTGGCGTATGCGCTGGCTGCGAGCATTGCTCTTTGCTTGAAGTTCATGTTTATTTCTCCTCTGTACAAACACGTTGGTGTGCTTGTTTCACCTGCGAATCCGACCGGTTTCGACGTAGGAGAAAACGCATAGGGGTCCCTGGGCGCGGTTCGTGATCAAGGTTCCATGACTACGATCCGGGGTTGGGGGTGGTCTAGACTGCGAGGGGGGAGATAGTCGATGAGGGATATAAAAAAGCTTTTTTATATTTTTTTTTATAAAATTTTTTTACAAAACAATTAGTTGTGCTACTATCCTGACCCATGACTGGAACTACTAGAAAGTGTCGGTGTTGCAAAGTTACCCAGGACAGTGCCGAATTTGCTTCGAAACATATCTGCTCTGCTTGCAAGATCGCCCAAGCTCAAACGCGAATCTCCGAGTCGTATAAGAGCTATTTAAAGAACCTGCACTCTCAAAGTAAATCTGGCAACAGCAAAGGGTCAGCCCACCGTGGCCTTAGTTGGTCGATAGAGCTGGAGCACCTGTTAGAGCTGTGGGATAAGCAAAATGGGCGGTGCGCAGTGTCGGGCGTTATTCTTACGCACCATAAAGACGGTACAGGTAAAAAAGAATACAATGCCTCTATCGATCGGGTATCTCCCGACAAGGGCTACACCCCCGAAAATACCCAATTGGTCTGTTACCGCGTAAATATCATGAAACACACCCTATCAGAAGACATGTTTTACTGGTGGGTCAAGACTATTGCTGATTTCTCTTGTGATTAATTATTAGTAAAGCTAATATACGCTATGGTTGACATAGAAGTATTAGCAATCGAAGGCCTCGACGACGCAATTATCGGTTCAACGATCCGTAATGGCCGCGAGGTGCTTGCGTACAACTATGATAAAGCCGTTGACCTCATTATAGCGGCAGGCCACTCCGAGGAGTACGCCGAAGAATGGATAGCAGAAGTGTCGTCGAAAGAATTTGACGGGGCTCCTGCTTTTATATACGTAGATAACAACCAAGAGTTCTATGGACCAAGCAGCCCAGCTGGAACAACCGTCCACTGACTTAGTCAGCGCGCGCACCGAATTCCAATCGCATATGCCGTACATGGGCATAAGCCGTGGTTCGTTAACCATGCAGCAGGAAAAGTTGGTCATGCTCATGGTTTCCGGTATGAGTACAGCAGCCGCGGGTCGTGGTGCGGGGTACTCTTGCCAGCAGGCCGCCTACGCTGCCGCCAAACTCCCCGATGTACAAAAAGCCCTCGAGTACTACCGCGAAGAGATGCGTGAAACTGTAAAGTTCACGGCTCAGAACGCGCACATGATGTATATGGAGGCTTATAACGCCTCTGCCAACGCCACTGAGATGAAGAACACCACTGATTCTCTAGTCAAGCTGCACGGTTTAGGCGTCCCCGATACCGCCCCCCAGGTAAACATCAACATTAACGGCACCAAGCAGCTCGAGCGCATGACTGACGAAGACCTATTAAAGATCGCAGGTAAAGACCTCCACTATCTCGAACCTAAAGGCGACTAGTATGAAATGTTGGCAGTGCAGATCCCCGCTGATTTGGGGGGGCGACCAGGATTGTGATGACGATGAAGAGTTCCTTATTGTCTCTAACTTCAGTTGTTCTAACTGTAAAGCGTTCGTTTTGTTCTACACGCCCAGAGAGATAGATGACTGAAGTAAAAAAGGTCGAATGCATACGCTGTAAAGCGTCGCACCCCGAGACGCTTTACTCGGGGGACGATCGACTCTGCGTGTATTGCAAAGCGCAGATCGCGGAGCAAGGACCGTTACCCACGGTTCCCGAACCGGAACCCACGAAGGAAGAGACACTAGAGGAGAAGGCGCGCGCGGAACTCGCTCTACGGTTCTTGACGCGTAAACGGCTCCTACCGTTCGTGGAGCGGTTTAACCCTGACTATTCAGCGGGATGGGTACACAAAGATATATGTAAACGGCTTGAGGAGTTCTCAAGAGATGTCACTGAAAAGAAGTCTCCAAGACTTATGCTATTCATGCCGCCTCGACACGGTAAAAGTACGCTTGCGTCAGTGGCGTTCCCAGCTTGGCACCTTGGGCGAAACCCCGAGCACGAGTTTATCAGCTGTTCTTACTCGGGCTCTCTTGCTATGGGATTCTCGCGCAAAGTCCGCGGCCTCCTACGTGAAGAAGGCTATAAGTCAGCATTCAAAACCCGCCTTGACCCACATTCTCAGTCTGCTGAAGCTTGGCTTACTACTGCTGGCGGGGGTTATGTTGCTGCCGGTGTTGGTGGGGGTATTACTGGTAAGGGCGCTCATATCCTTGTCATTGATGATCCGGTAAAGAACCGTGACGACGCGGAATCATCGAACGCGCGCGACAGCGCCTGGGACTGGTATACATCAACGGCGTACACGCGTCTTGCGCCTGGTGGCGGTGTGCTGGTTATCCTCACTCGTTGGCACGACGATGATCTTGCGGGACGCTTACTTAAAGCTGCAGCAGACAACGGCGAACAGTGGGAGGTTGTCAACTACCCCGCCAGAGCAGAGGTCGATGAGCCCTTCAGAAAGCGCGGCGAAGCGCTCCACCGAGAGCGATACGACGAAGAAGCCTTAAAAAGAATTGAGAAAGCGGTTGGCCCTAGAGACTGGTCAGCGCTGTACCAGCAGAACCCTGTCGCGGACGACGGTGAGTACTTCACGCGGGACATGATCAACTACTACGACCGTGATGAGATTGACCACGACCGTATGCGCTTCTACTGCGCGTGGGACTTGGCTATCGGCAAGAACGATCGCAATGACTACACCGTAGGCATGGTCATAGGTGTAGATGAGCAGGATTGCCTGTACGTGGTCGACGTTGTACGGGGCAGGTTCAACGGGTTTGAGTTGGTAGAGCAGATACTTGATCTCTACGAGGTCTGGAAGCCGTCGATCATAGGTATTGAGAAAGGACACATTGAGATGGCCCTTGGGCCGTTCCTCGAGAAGCGTGTACGCGAGCGCGGGTTGTACGAAGCGTATTTTAAAGATCTAAAGACTGGCCGCAGGGACAAGGAGGCGCGGGCCAGAGCAATCCAAGGCAGGATGCAACAGGGCATGGTCTTCATGCCAAAGGACGAAGAATTTACTGGCCCACTGGTAGCAGAGCTGTTGCGCTTTCCGAACGGGGTACACGATGACCAGGTAGACGCTTTGGCTTGGATAGGTCTCATGATGACGGAGTTCAGCACTTTTGTTGAGCGCGTTGAGCATGTGCCGAGCTGGAGAGACCGGTTACCTGGCCTTTTCAAAGGTGAACGCACTAAATCAGCTATGAGCGCATAACGATGAAATCAACAAAGCTAAATCCAGCTAAAGAAGAAGAGATCACACGCACCCAATGGGCACGCTATGAACGTGCACGGGATAACGGGCACTTAGACTACGTAGAGATGGCGCTCAAATGTGATGAGTATTACCAAGGTGACCAGTGGGATGATGAGGACGCCGCGGCTCTAGAAGCTGAAGGCCGCCCCGCTCTGACGATCAATACTATTCTCCCTACCATTAATACCATTTTGGGTGAGCAGTCTACGCGCAGAGCTGACATCCAGTTCAAACCACGACGAGGGGGCGATGGGGCTATAGCCCAGACGCTGACTAAGTTGTATATGCAGATAGCCGACAACAACAAGTTGGACTGGGTCGAGCAGCAGGTGTTCGCAGACGGTTTGATAATGGACGGGCGTGGGTATTTTGATGTCCGTATGGACTTTAGTGACCACGTTGAGGGCGAGATACGGATCACGGCTAAAGACCCGCTCGACATCCTCATTGATCCTGATGCGAAGGACGCAGACCCCAAGAGCTGGAACGAAGTGTTCGAGACTAAGTGGATGACGCTGGATGAGATCTCTGAGCTCTACGGTAAGAAAAAGGCGGAGCGCCTACTGTTTGTAGCAGAGAACGGTATGAGCTTCGGGCCAGACTCCGTTGAATATCAGGAGACGCGGTTCGGTGACACCCAGACAAATGACGACTACTTTGGTGCGGGGGTTCCTGGAG